AGCAGTTCATGCTTATCGAAGATCTATATAAACAAGTAGAAAAAATGCAACAGACTCAAGAGATGAATATGACTAATAAAGTTAATATAGAATTCTTAATGAAACAATTAGATAAAGCTCAAAAAGATATAGAAAAATTAAAAGACAAACAACGGGAGTTTGCTAATGGAAACGGTCATTAGTAGTGTTGTTGCTCTTTGTATGTTTATAGCAGGAGAGCTTAAAGAACATAGAATAAAAGAATCTATGTCAGATTGTTTGAAGGGAAAACGCCTGGCGGAACGTGATGTAAATGTTAATATTCAGTACATGTGCGGGACTGTAGATGCAGAGCTTGAAAAAAATATAGATGGCAGTATAAGTATAAAAAGAATTATAAAACCAAAATAATGAAAGATGCAAAAGTATTTCCAATTTTTTCTAAGCCTATCTATTTAAATAGTATAGATTATGAAATTAGTAAAATATATCCTGAATTAGAGAAAATTAAATGGAAATATATAGAGGTTGATTCAAACGAACAATTTTCGTACTCGTCTTTAGATAAAAAAATTTTAGATAAAAAACCGTATGAAGAAATAAGAAAACATGTTGAGGAACATTTTAATAATTATGTTTCTAATATATTAGAATGGGATCAAGAATTTAAAATAACAACATCGTGGTTAACTAAAACACTTAATAACCAGAGAGCAAATTATCATAATCATAATAATTGTATGTACAGTGGAGTTTTATATTTAAAAACACCAAAAGAAAAAGCAAAAATAACTTTTGTAAATTATGAAACTAAAAGATTTTTATTAATTCCTAAAAAGTACAATATGTTAAACAACTGCGAATTTTTAATTGATACGTTGCCTGGAGACATAGTAATATTTCCTTCAGAAGTTTTTCATAAGATAAATATAAATAAGTCTCATGAAGAAAGAATATCATTGGCATTTAATTTTATACCTGTTGGAAAAATAGGAAGACCTACGGCAGATAGCTATTGTGAAATACAACCTTTATAGTAAAATATTAAATAAAAAAAAATGAATCTTAGTAGAAATTTTACTCTTTTAGAACTCATCAAATCTGATACTGCTGTCAGAAAAGGAATTAATAATAATCCTAATGCAGGTCAAATAGAAAAACTAAAAGCGTTGTGCGAAAATATTCTTCAACCCGTTCGAGACCACTTCGGTAGAGTTAAAGTGACTAGCGGATTTCGTAGTGTTGAATTATGTCTTGCTATAGGTAGTTCAGCTAACTCACAGCATGCTAAAGCTGAAGCCGCAGATTTCGAATGCGTAGGTGTAGATAATGCAGAAGTTGCAGATTGGATTAAAAAAAATCTTGAAACAGATCAATTGATTTTGGAGTATTATACTCCTGGTGAGCCAAACTCAGGATGGATTCATTGCAGTTGGGTACCCGAAAATAGAAGAGAACAATTTATGTTAGCCTATAAATCAGAAGGTAAAACAAAATATAAACCAATAATAGGAAAAGCTAAAGATTTGGTTTTATAATAATGATTAAAAAATTTGAAATAATTAATTTTATTCTAAAAGATCAATTTAATAGTCATTCAAAATTAAAGACACATTTAACAGATTTAATTTTAAACTCTAAGGATAAAGGTTGGCATAATAATAAAGGTAATTTTAATGACAAAATTTTTAAATTAGATTGGCCTTTGGCAGATAATACAGAAAGACCTTGGATAAAATATTTAATTAATGATTTGTATAGCCAATTAAGTAAATTTTCTGATTCTTTAGGTTACACTGATATTATAATCAATAAAATTTGGTATCAAGTATATAAAAAAAATAATACACATAACTGGCACATACATCATGATAATTTTTCAGGAGTTTATTATTTAAAATTACCTGAAGATGACATAAGTAACTATACTGAGTTTTTAAGTCCAAACAATTTTGATGTATCTTTTAGAATAAAAGTAAAAGAAGGTGATATTATATTTTTTCCTTCACATTTAATTCACAGAGCACCAGCTTTACAAAAAGAAGAAACAAAAATTATAATATCTTGGAATTTGAATGTTTCCTCAGTAAAAAAAGAAATAACCTCAAATAAAAACCAAACATTAATTTTAGAATAAGGAGATTTAAGTCTAGATTAATTAAACAAAAAAAGGTAAAATATTATATGCCAATAGGAAGATCACAAATAACAAAACAAGTAGAAGGTCAATTAAGTGGCGAAAAAAAAGAAAAAGATAAAAAGAAGAAGCTTCAAGCTAAGAAACCTAATCGCAAAAACGCTCTTTCAAGGACATTTACTGTTTAAGCCAAAAGTGGTACAATCAAAGAAGTTGTACAACCGCAAAAAGGATAAGTATAAAACTTACAATGCGGCCGCTAAAATGGAGGAATAATGGCAAAAAAAATGAAAAAAGGAAAAGGTCCTTGTTGGGAAGGTTATGAAATGGTTGGAACTAAGATGAAGAATGGTAAAAAAGTACCTAACTGTGTTCCAATGAAAAAAAGAAGTTCAGGATCTCCTAAAATGGGTGAATACATTGGTTCTCATATTAAATCAGAAGTTGGAGAACAAATGGTTTCTAATAAATCTTACGAGGATTATTATAAAGATATTTTATAATGGATTACGCAGCTAAATATTACAAGAATGCAAGTCCAGCTAATAAAAAGAAGTTTAATTCATTAGTTAGCGATTTAAGAATTGATATGTCTTTAGAATCTGCTGTGAGTGAAGGATTAAGACAAATGCAACAACAAACTAAAAGCACAGCTGGTGGAGGTATTTCTAAAAACTCTACAGGTGGTTTTATAAACATGAAAGATTATTATAAAGGAATGTTATAATGGCTAGCTCAGGAACTACATCATTTAATTTAAATATAGATGAAATTATAGATGAAGCATATGAAAGATGTGGTTTATCTACAGACTCAGGTTATGATTTAAAAAGAGCTAGAAGAAATTTAAATTTATTGTTATCTGAATGGGGTAACAGAGGATTACATTTATGGAAGGTAAAAAATTATGAACAAGTATTAACATCAGGAACAGAACAATACGCAACTCCAAGTGATTGTAGTGATGTATTAGAAGCTTACATATCTACAGGAGCTGGCACGGGGCCGTCGATAACGGATGTATCTTTAACTAAAACAGATAGATCTAACTATGCAGCTTTACCAAATAAAGGTGCCACAGGACAACCGTCACAGTATTATGTAGATAGACAAATTAATCCACAAATATATTTGTATCAAACACCTGATGCATCTACTTACACTTATTTAAAATATTATTATATTGCTAGAATTGAAGATGCTGGAGGATATACAAATACTCCTGATGCACCTTATAGATTTTTACCTTGTATGGTAGCAGGTCTAGCTTATTATCTATCGTTTTTAAAAGCTGCAGATAGAACACAAATGTTAAAATTAGCTTATGAAGATGAAATGAAAAGAGCTTTAGATGAAGATGGTTCTAGAACTTCTTTATATATTTCACCACAAACTTACTTTGGAGATGGAGTATAATGGCATACGCAACAGGTAAAAAATCACATGCAATATCTGATCGTTCTGGAATGGCTTTTCCATATCAAGAAATGGTTAGAGAATGGACAGGTGCATTAGTACATATATCTGAATTTGAGCCTAAACATCCACAAATAAGAAGAAAAACAGTTAAGGCAGATGCGATTGCATTAAGAAATGCAAGACCTCAAGATTTTACTTTTAACTCTGGAGGATCTAGATTTACTACAACTGATTTATCCTTACCTGGAGAATTTGCTTTTGATTCTTCTGGAATGCAGCCTGATAATGGTGCAGAACAAAATAGAAAAAGACAACTTATTTCAATAGTTGGTAAAACAACAGTGGAGATATCATAATGGCTATTACACATGCAGATTTTTTAACACAGGTTAGAGATTATACAGAAGTAGATTCTAATGTATTAACTGATTCTATTATTGATAAATTTATTAGAGCTACAGAACTTAATGTAGCAGGTCAAGTAGACTATGATGATTTAAGAAAATATTCTACATCTACTTTTACATCTGGAAATAGATATGTCAGTTTACCTGCTGATTGTATGATTATTAGATCAGTACAAATGATAAATGGTTCTGATAGAACTTTTTTAGAACGAAGAGATACAAGTTTTATATCTGAATATAACAGTGGAGGCACTACAGGTGAGCCTAAGTTTTATGCTAATTGGGATGATTTTAATATATTAGTAGCACCTACACCAGATTCAGCTTACACTATTCAAATCAACTTCATTAAAGATCCACCACATTTCGATAGTTCAACAAATACATATTTGTCAACTTATCAAGAGACAATGTTATTACATGGTGTCTTAACTGAAGCTTTTTCTTATCTTAAAGGTCCTCAAGATCTTTACACACTTTATAAAAGCAAGTATGATGAAGAAGTACAAGCTTTTGCTCTACAACAAATGGGTAGAAGAAGACGAGGAGAATATGATAGTGGTGTGCCTAGAATAAAGGTTCCATCACCATCACCATAAAATTAAAGGAGAATAATTATGGCTATTACAACTAATGCAATTTGCAATTCATTCAAAAAACAATTGATGGGTGGTGAGCATGATTTCGATAGTGGTGGAGATACATTTAATTTAGCAATGTATACTTCTGCTGCAGCTATCGGTGCATCAACTACTAACTATTCATCAACTTCTGAAGTATCTTCACCGGCAGGTTACACTGCAGGTGGTAAAGCTTTAGTTAACCAAGGTGTTAAGGTATCATCTGGTGTCGCTATTACTAGCTTCGCTAACTTATCTTTTACTGGTGTTACACTAACAGCAAGAGGTGCTTTAATTTACAATACAACTACTGACGGTGGTACAGGTACTACTGAAGCGGTTGCTGTATTAGATTTCGGTGGAGACAAGACTGCAACATCTGGAACATTTACAATCCAGTTCCCTGCATTCACAACTTCTGCTGCGATTTTAAGAATTGCTTAATTAAAGGAAATAAAATGATATGGCCACTGGATGGGGTAATAAAACATGGGGAGCATCAGATTGGGGAGACCTATCTGACGAAACCGTCTCAGTCAGTGGCGTATCATTAACCACATCTACAGAGCAATCAACAACTCAAGCTAACGCAAATGTTGATGTAACAGGATCACAACTCACATTTACTAATGCAGGAGCTGTTTCAGGTGCGTCAGCAGATGTATCAGTTACAGGTATTCAAGCAAATCTTTCTATGGGAGAGGAAGATATTGCAAGAGGTATTCAACAAGATGTAACTGGCTCACAATTA